CTTGGATATAATACACGAAATAATAACACTGGGTTGCTCCTGTATCTTTCATTTGCTTTTGCATTTGAAAGAAGTATTTTTTATCTACATAATTATGCAATACTACGTAAAAGAAAGTTTTTCTGTTAGGACACTTTGCTTCGTAAACAGACCCGTTGCTAACTAATCCATCGGGACTAGATCCGCTTTCTCCATCGTTAGAAACAAATACAGCTTCTTGCACTTCTAAGAATTCCAATGCTTTTAATGAGCGGAACTTATTAAATGCTAGTGGTTCGTTTTCTTTTCCTTTTTCCACGTCCTTACCTAGATAAGCTTCCTCTTCTGGGTCTAAAAAGAAATCTATTGCTTTCTCTAAAGCATAGCTTTTTAATCCTTCTGGAATATCCCATGTCTTGGTTTTTCGGCTTTTCGGATTATCTATCTTATGCTGAGTCAATTCCTCTGGTGTCATATACCTGGATCCATCAGCGCATAATTCTATTATTCTGGACGCTGTTGCTTTTCTCGCACGTTGTTTGTGCCATTCTGTACTACGCTGGGCTATTTGCTCTGACATAATCTGTGATCTGCGGGTCTAAATCTAAACCAGGCAGAAGCACATCCTGAATCCAATAATAAAAGCAAGTTAGCAACGCTACTGCCAAAGAACGCAATGTATCACGCCAGTTAAGACTTAAAAAATTTGATTGTTTCATATTTATTTGTGTTTAATTTGTTAATTATGGATAGATTTTTATTTCTATTGTGCTGAGGTTCAAAATAACATCGGATAAAGTAGAGGCGTTTAGATTTGAATAGCTATATATATCTAAGGTAGATCCTCCAAAATTTGAAGTCCTTAAACCATAACCGCCCTGTAAATAACCAGAATTGACTTCCGTAATTACTGTGCATTTATTTGTTGGGAATGACACTCCTGATATAGATAACTGATACCTACCTACTGCTGTGTAAGAATAAGAGATAGTACCGCCTGTTGTATTTTCTAATACTATTGCAGTCGGCGCACTTGTCCCTGTTTGGGTCAATAGAGCGGTATAAACTTTGTATGGTCTAGCAGTTACAATAGCCGTTGCAATTTCCCCAGTAACAAAAGCAGTTGTTGCAATACTAGTATCGTTATCGCTAGCCGTTGGAGTTGGGGCTTTTGGGTCTCCTGTAAATGTAGGCGAAGCTAAATCCGCTTTTAAATCGTGTTGTGATTTTATTATAACGTGATTTGCTGTTGATCCAGCAATAGTAGAGATGTTACCTGTTACATTTAATGTTGCCGCGCCTAAATCTGTAGTATTGCCGATAGAAATACCCCCCGCTGGGTGTATTCTCATTTTCTCAGTATAAGACCCTGCCGTGCTTCTAGTTGAGAATATCATAGGAACAGCAACCGTATTCGTTAAAGCGTCTGGCACGTTTATACTAGCGTGCTCTATCTGTGAAGCCGTAAACCATGCAATTTTTCTACTCAATGGCGTGGCAGTCGAACCACTGGCTGAACCTCTGATACCTATTACATTATCAGAACCTAAAACAGTAAATCTTGAACTTCCTACTGCTAAAGTAGTACCTAAAGAAAGAGTTTTATTAGTGTCATTCCAAAACATTGCGTTATCTCCTGCCTGAGTATTTGTTCCTGACCAAAACGAAACCTGACCTGATGCCCCTGTTCCTGTAATTGGATTTAATAGAGTTGATACAGTACCGTTAGCCATTAGATACTCAGTTGACAAACCACCATCTTTCACAAAAGACAAAGCTTTTACTGTTTTTCCAGTATAAGTAGCTGATGTAAATTGGTAATCTGATGGTTGTAAGAATACAAAAAAACCTGATTTAGCAATATATTCTCCAACACTTTTTCTTAGCTGTAGCCCGTAGTGTATGCCGTCTAATTCAAAAGAATTTAAAGGCATTCCGTTTAATATTTTAGAATCTGTACCTTCTACGATTACATTAATATCAATCACGTTTTTAAAAGTAGCGATTAGCCATGTATTAAAATCGTTTCTTATTATTTCCTGACCAGCGGTATTTGATGAATCTGGCGTACATGTTAGTAATACAGGAATAAAACCATCAGCCAAAGCTTTAGATACCATTGAATTCACAGAAGTTTGCATATCAACCAAAGTTCTACCTTGTGAAATATCATTTATACCTCCTTGAATAACCACGTATTTAGAATTAGGCTTTAAAGGTGTTACATCAGTAGCCCATCTAGCATCCATCTGATCTAATCTTTGACCTCCGATAGCCACATTATAAGAACTACAGTTCATTACTCCTTCAAACCACCTAGGTATTGCGGTGCTTGACGGTGAGTTATTCGGTCCTGAATCGGTGGCTATTGTACTATCGCCCATCCATACAACACCATCTACATAACTGCTTGAAACCTCTTCAATTTGAATGCCTCCGATATATAAATCTGAAAAATAAGTATTGCTTTTGGTAACTCCAAAGAAAATAAAAGAAGTAGAGCCACTGCCTATTGGAGTGGTCGGAACTAAATTACTTGCTACTTGATAATTACTTACGGCTTGATACAAATAAGAAACTCTTCTTACTGTATTATCCACGAATCTAGCTCCGTGACCTGATTCTATGGTACTGCCTAAATTGTCCCAAATAAAAGGGACGTTAGTGTTGTTGCTTTTAACATAATAGCTTACTAAATATCGACTACCAGGTGTTAGAACTGTTTGTCTCATTGTTGTACTGCCTACATATCCAGTGCCTTTAAATTTTGACATTGTAATACCTTTGTAAACAAAAGTATCAGCGTTATCAATTGTCATTCCTGTACCAACTATTACCGAGTTCCCTGCGGTGTATGTTTCAGAATTAGCGAATAGATTACGCCTAGTGGATATATCTATATTTTTTTCAATAGCCTTATTATCTTGCGGGTTAGTTCCTATTATTGATTCTGACAGAAGTATTAACTTATCATGTGAAATTAATTTAGTACTTCCGTTGTCCGTAAGCATTAAAGTTCCTGTTCCTGTTTTAGAAATCTTATCGTTATTCAATGTATTTAATGCGTCTGTAGCGGTGTCTCCAATAACCAAACTCCCGTTTTTAATTCCGTTAGTATTTAGTGGTACAGGCACATCTAAATAAGAATTATAACTTGTACCATAGTAAACAGATTGAGTAATATTTGTGCCAGCTGTCCCGACTTTTTCAGCAGATACATGATAACGTATTCTTTCGCCAACCGCTACAGATAACGGACTTGCTAGATTACCAGATACAGGTACGTTCGTAACGCTTCCGTCTACTAAAGTAAGTAACCCGCTGTCAAGTATTGTAATTACCGTAACGCCTAAATCCCCTACTGGTGCGCCTGTAATTCCTGAGGCTATCGGAGTGCCGTTATTATCGCATTTATATAATTCTACTGTCCAGCGTTGTTGTGCTGAATTTGGTGAAGTACTAGCAGATAGATTGCCAGCATAAACTCCGACTGGAAATATAGTTGCTGTTGCAAATGGTATTCCGATTAAGTCTCTTCCAATGTACTGTTTTTGATCGTCTCCATTAGTAACTGATTGCGTTGGGGTATCGGAAGCAGTAGCTCCTTTACTTAGTGCGTTTGTTAGGTTGAAAGTTCCGGCTACTATAGTAGTTTGATCTGCGGTAAACCATAAACGGATTGAAATTCCTGCGGTTGTACTTGACAGCGTGTTTATTTTAGTGTCAATACCAGCCAAATGACCGCCCAACGTAGGAGTAAGTATGGTGTAATTTAACGGTACGTATGGAACCGTGACATTTAACGGTGTAATTCGGCCGCTAGTTCCGTCTGTCCCGTAAGTGCCTAAGTAGTTTACAGTAGCAGGAATCTGTAAAGCAGCGGGATCTGAACGAAAGCCGTAATCTGAATACGGTTCGTTCCCTGTCGATACTTGTCCGTAACCTATTGCAGTGAATAGGAGTAATAATATTAGTTTTTTCATAATTTAAAGTATGTATTCGATGTAAATGTAATTATTTAATATTGACGCTTTAGCTAGTGTAACGTTTACTCCAGTCTGCGACCATCTGTTTACCAAAGTGCCGTTGTTTGGCGTTACTTTGTATTGTTTCGTATGTGATAAATAAACATCGATACATTTTGCTCCTGCTGGTAACACGTAAACTGTTTGTCCAACTGTGAACCCCGCTGTAACTCCTGCGATTCCGTCCAATATTACTGGCGTAGAAGCGTCAGATATAGCGACCCAGCTCCCGTTTATTCTTGCAGAAGGTACTGCACTAGGATTATCTGTCACGAAAGCCTGTACTCCGTCTCCATCGTTATTAAAATCACTGGTGTTTTCTGGTTTATTCTTGATATAATCAACTTCTCCAGAATCGCCTTGATTCCAATCAGCCTGCACTTGCCCGCCAGTCGTAAGCCCGTCAAGTTTTGCTTTATCCGCCGCTGAAAAATTCACATCAGTAAGTACTTTTGCTCCTACTTTATCAACTTTATTAGCGTAAAGCTCATTGAAATTACTCTCGGCTTTTATCTGCGATACCCTGAGCGTATCTCCAGTACCATCATTTGGCGATGCTCCGTAATTAATATGCTGTTGTGCCATTAGTAGAAGTCGTTAAAGTTCGTAGTTTCTGCTGATTTTTGACAATTTCCCCACTCTGTTAATGTTGAATTTTCCATATAAGTACGGAAATTATTTTCAACTGATATAGCCAAACTCTTGTATTCTTCCGACAACATTACCGTTTTACTCGATGGTTGCCAGCTTCCAGAAGTCGGAACAGTATTTCCTGTGTTGCCTACTTTTACCTCATTGAATAATACAAAATAATGAGCAGTGAAAAACACGTGCATATCAATTAGATATTCGTCAAAAATCTTTAAGTACTCCCCTGTCAATGGTGTATTAGTGGATAAATCTGTATAAATCTTATTGTACAAATCCAGTCCCAAAACACGTAATACGTCGGTTTTCTGAGCGTAATATATTTTTTGCTCAATCGGATCGTTGTCAGTTCCGCTACTTATTGAAGTAGTGGCTTTTACTTGCTCGGCTGTTATGAATAGTTTAGTTATCATTTTTTACTTGCTTTAAAAAGGTTAACTAAGAATTCTACAAAATTAGCTCCAGAAGAAACAGCAGACATTTTCTGAATATCGGTTTCAACTATAACAGGGGTGTCTTCTGTTGTTTCGGCTTCTCTAAACTCTTCAAAATCTACAAACTCTAATTTTACAGCTGGATCTATCAATTTAAATAATCCTGTCAAACCATCTAATACCACTTTACGAAGTGGATTTATATTTCGTCTGTACAAATCTTTGGTCGCAATAATCCTTTCGTCTGCATTGCTAGAGAATCCAGAAGCGTCACTTGATCCAGAATAAAGTATTTTTGGCACACTATGACCGACAATAATTTTTCTCTCGCACTCTTCAGCGAAAAATACATTTTGTTGGTTCAAATTAGGTGTCTCAACTTGATCTATAGTTGTAGCGTCAAGAGCGTCGGAATTGAAAGAAACTACAACGTGATGTTTTGGTGAACCTCCTGTGTAATCCTTTTTTATTTTTTCCGCTTTCTCTTTTTTTACTGTCTCAGTTGCTGCCCCCTGCTTTCCTCCATTGAAATTTATAACCGTAGTTATTTTGTTTTCAAACTGGAAATGAGTCTTTGTGTTTTGTCCTAGAAAACCTTCGGCAATACAATAATTGATACATGAGAAATAATCAGGTAACGGAAAGAATTTGTTTTTTGTGATTCTTTGGATAATTACAATTTCCACACCGCCTTGATACGTACCGTTAAATTTCTTACAAGGCACAGGCACATAAGTAGCTGATTGCGTCCAGTCCCAAGAATACCAATAACCTGATACTCTTGGGTGAACAAGCCTGTTATCTAATTCAACTGCAAAGTTTTCAATCGGAACGTATTCAAATTTCAATAGCTTTCTATCTTTTTCGCTATCATTCCAAATTACCTGCAAGGCAAACCCGCCAATCATTTTAGTGTCTAAACAAATCAACTCCTGATCGTCTGGGCTTAGGTATTTTGAAATATCCAAATCAGACCCAGTATTCACAATCCCATCGGCATACATGAAATTTACAAAAGAACTAATAATACTTTGATTCGTAGGGCTATCGTCATAAGCGTCACGAAGTGTTTTGTAGTTGGAATTATTATGACCATTGCATACAGCATTGAAACCGCCTTGCGTTACTCTTGGATTAATATCAATAGGTTGCCAAGCTGACATTTTTACAACTTCTTCACCACTGAAAGAATAAACATTTTCTATACCTCCCATCTTGCTGTATTTTGTGATTTATTAGTGTAGTTTTGAATATCGGTGTTATCAGCAACGAAAATAATTTTCCCTTTGTAGACAATTTCTTGACCTCGTGTGACAGTGAAAGAATAAGTTTCGCCTTGGATTAATCCTGTAGTGTTTTCGATTGTAGTAACAATGTTATTTTTTACTATTTCCCATGAAAACGGGATAATGTTTGAGTTATCCATAGTAAACACTAGTTCATCAGATAAATCAGGATAGAATCTAGGTGAGAACTTAATAATAGGAATCGCTTGGGTAACTACTTTCATATTTTTTTGTATAAAAAAAGGCGCAATTACACGCCTTTTTAGATTTACACCTCCTT